GGCGTCGTTGGCAACTACTCTACCTATGGCCAGTTTGCAGATGACTCAACATTTGAGATTATTCCCACTTGGCAAAATAAAATGCAGGCCATCATGTACGAAGACTCGATTTACACACGAACATCACATTATTCTTATGAATTAATAGATAATCAATTGCGACTTTTTCCGACACCCAGTTATTGGGGATTTGACGAGCAAGATAGAATTTGGGTTAAGTTTTATATTGATGGAAATGCTTGGGATGCAACACAGGATTATACAGGAAGTATCGACGGGGTTAATAATATCAACACAATTCCTTTTGACAATCTTCCCTATAATAATATTAATGCAATAGGAAAACAGTGGATTAGAAAATATTGTTTAGCCCTTTGTAAGGAAATGTTAGGACAAATTCGTGGTAAATTTACTACAATGCCGATACCCGGAGAAACTGTTACATTAAATCATGCTGAACTTCTTGCGCAGGCTAAAGAAGAGCAAACAGCACTAAAAGACAAACTAGCTGAAATGTTGAAAGAAATGGAATATACAGCATTAATTAAGCAAGATCAAGAAAAGGCTACGGCCGCAGCAGAAACATTTAAATATTCCCCGTTACCAATTTTTGTAGGATAAAGTAGAGAATGGCCGATGAATGGAAAAGACCACCCGCACCACCACCTCCCCTCTTTTTAGGAAAAAAAGAGCGAGATCTTGTAAAACAGGTCAATGATGAATTAATAGAAAAAATTATTGGCCAGCAAGTTCTTTATTATCCTGTTGATTTAGAAACTACTAATTTTCATGAACTATATGGAGAAGCAATAGAAAAAACATATTTGCCCCCAGTGAGAGTATATGCATTAGTTGAATTTACAGACTATGTTACTGAATATATGGAAGGCGCCGGCCTTGATAAAAGTTGGGAAATTTCTATTCATTTTCACAGAAGAAGATTAACAGAAGATCAAAATCTTTATGTTCGTGAGGGCGATTTTGTCTTATATGGCGACTTCTTTTACGAAATAGTAAAACTATCTGAACCAAAAAAGCTATTTGGTCAAGTTGATCATAGTTTTGAGATTTCTGCAATTTGTAAGAGAGCCAGAAAGGGGTTATTCGATGCTACCTGATAATTTTGATTTTGCGATGATTCCCACAGGAAGCAGTGGCGAGAGCATCCTCACTCTCCAAGCGGTGGGAATGTTAGGATCGGCTATAGAAACAATTGATTATGCTATGGTTTCATGGCTAAAAGAGGATTTAAATTTAAGTACAAAGACCAACGAGGGATATAGCCAAGTACCTGTTTTGTGGCAAGCGCCCGAAAGAGCATTTCAGATTAAGAACAAAAAAGAAATAAGAGATAATGCTGGCGCACTAAAATTGCCTCTAATAAGCATCGAAAGAACAGGAATTACAAAAGATCCCGCGAGAAAAGGGGGATTTCAAGCACATATTTATTCAAAGAACAAGGATGGAAGATCGGGACGCATGGTAATAGCAAAAAGAATAGTTAAAGATAAAACAAGAAATTTTGCAGTTGCATCGGGTACCCGCACGAATACAGATGCCGCGCGCCAGCGCAATTTTCCGAGAATTAACAAAAAAATAGTAGTTCAATCGTTATCTATTCCGATCCCAGTATACATTAATGTTGATTATAAAATCATCATTAAGTCAGAATACCAACAACAGATGAACACTCTTATTACTCCTTTTATTGGCAGAACGGGCCAGATTAATTCATTTATTTTAAAACGAAATGGCCATCTTTATGAAGCTTTCATCGATCAGAATTTCACCCATTCAAATAACGTTAATAATTTAGGCGAAGAAATGAGAATGTTTACAACCGAGATTAGTATTAAAGTTCTTGGATATTTAATTGGAGAAAACGAAAACGATGATCGTCCGATTGTTAGAATTGACGAAAACACGGTAGAAGTAACATTCCCGCAAGAAAATGACGCTCCCACAGGGGTTCCTAACATCTTTGGCCAGTTTACTCATGAGCTTGGCGACATCCTGAAGTAAACATTCTTTTTTCTTTACAGTTCAGGAGCTTTTTGGAATTAAAAATACTATTTAACTAATGATTGTAACATCATATTATCTTGTTTTTATAAAGAGGGACCCACAATATGTCAGTAAAGAATTTTAAATTTGTATCTCCTGGAGTATTCATTAACGAGATTGATAACTCCTTTATCCCCAAATCCGCAGAGTTGATCGGTCCCGTTGTAATTGGGCGCGCCAAACGTGGCTTAGCGATGCAGCCAATAAAGGTTGAATCATATTCAAAATTTGTTGAAGTATTTGGCGAGACTGTTCCTGGCGGTGGTGGTGGTGATGTCTATCGAGACGGCAACTATCAGTCTCCAATGTATGGAACTTATGCCGCAAAAGCTTTCTTAAATGCAAATGTTGCTCCTCTTACTTATGTACGCTTGCTCGGACAGCAGAGCGTGGACCAAACCGGCGCCACAGCCGCCAAAGCCGGCTGGGCAACAAGCAACAACAACACAGACTCCGGAGTTACTACAGGTGGCGCATACGGACTATGGCTCTTTACTAGCGGCGCCGCTCGCGACCTTGGAACTGGACAATTGGCTGCTATATTCTATTGCGATGATGGATCTGTTCGTTTAAGTGGTTCGTTGCGCGGCGGCGGCGTCAATCAAGGGGTTGGGAATACAACTCATGTAGTTGGCACAGCCTCTGTCGGCGCCGTAATTGGTAACGATAGCAGCAATCTTTTTACAGTACTTATTAGCGGTTCGACCGGCACAGATACTATTAAATTTGGTTTTGACGACAACAGCGAAACTTTTATTCGCAAGGCCTGTAATACAAACCCGCAATTGGTATCTGCTGCAAATACATTTTATCCCAGTTCTTCTGCCAAGGATTATTGGTTAGGTGAGTCCTTCGAACAGGAACTTCGTGATAATTCTCTTACTGGTGACGCACAAGGCGTTATTTTGGCAATCTGCAGTGGATCTTCTGGTGGAAGTGGTCCCCAAGCTATGAGAGGCGCAGCTTCCCGCGAAGCGCGAACCGGCTGGTTTGTCGCTCAGTCCACAACTGCTCCTGCAGCTTATGTACCTTTTGATGATGCCCAGGCACACAAGCTTTTTCGCTTAATTGGCCGCGGCCATGGTGAGTGGTTGCATAAGAACTGTAAAGTCTCAATTGAACAGATTAGGCAATCAAATAGCAGCGCAACAGATTACGGTACTTTTTCTGTGGTTATTAGAGCTTTGGGCGATGATGATAGTGCAGTGCAGGTCATGGAAAGATTTGATAAACTTACCCTCGATCCAGGCGCGCCAAACTTTATTGCGCGCAAGATTGGAGATCAATATACGAAATGGGACTCGCAGGCCAAGAGACTTAGAACGTATGGCATGTACCCTAACCAATCAAAATTCGTTTATGTTGAGATGGACAGCGCTGTCGAAGACGCCGGTACAGATGCAATATTGTTGCCCTTCGGTTATTTTGGGCCACCCAAATTTAAGACAGTATCGGGTGCTTTCGGAACTGCCTCATATGGCCAAAAATCTTCTTATGTAAAGAATCCTGATCATTTCTTTATTACGGGCGCAATTGGATCTGATGCAGCAAACTTTCTCTCTGGAGGCGGCAACAACGTCGCCATCGGTAACAACATGGGTGCCAACACTACGGTAATGACTGGCTCGCTAGCCTTCCCGTCTGTGCGACTTCGCGTATCTGCTTCTGATGGTGGTCTCTCCAACCCAACAAACGCATATTTTGGTATGGACAGTTCGCGAACAGCCGCATCTACAAGGTCAGATCGCAGTGTTGCAGATTTCCATCGTCGTCTATATGGCGACTACGGGGCTGGCGGAACTGCGGCTACCACCGCAGGTGTTGATGATTTCGCATATGTATTCTCACTTGATGATGTAGTGGCACTTAGCTCTACAAAATATTATTATCAATCTGGCTCAAGAGTACTCGGGACCTCGGCAACTAGTGGCAGCTATGTAAACTTACTAAATGCTGGTTATGATAGATTTACTGCCCCGTTCTTTGGAGGTTTTGACGGATTTGATATTACAAAACCAGATCCGGTCTATAATGGAGCAATGGGAGCTAGCTCTACTGAGGCCAATAGC